CCTACGAGCCCAGCAAGCGGCGCATCACTTGGCCCAATGGCGCAATCGCCACAGCCTTTAATGCTACACAGCCCGAAGCTCTGCGAGGCCCTAGCCTCGACCTTGCGTGGGTGGATGAGCTATGCGCCCACCCGAGCCTTGAGGCGTGGGTACAGCTTCAGATGTGTTTGCGTATAGGGACGAACCCGCGCACGATTATTACCACCACGCCGAGGCCCATGATCGAATTGAAGAGGCTCATAGGTAGAGATGGCACAGTAGTTACCAGGGGCAAGACCGCAGACAACAAGACAAACCTAAGCGCCGCCTTCATCGACGCCATCTATGATGAGTTTGGTGGGACATCGCTAGGACGCCAGGAGCTTGAAGGTGTGCTACTCGATGAGCTACCCGGCGCTCTGTTTAGCCGCAAGCTGATTGACGATGCCCGGTGTGATGACCATCCACCTCTTGAGCGCATCGTGGTAGCAGTCGACCCTGCAACGACGAACAACAGCGGCAGCGATGAATCAGGGATAATCGTGGCCGGAATTTGCCAGAGGCAGTTTTATGTGCTTGCAGATTATTCAATGAGAGCATCACCTGATGCAGTCTGCAAGCGAGCCATCGAGGCTTACCATGAGCACAGCGCCGATCGAATTGTATTCGAGGCAAACCAGGGCGGCGATACTTGGCGCACTATCGTCAACGGTATTGACCAGCAGGTAGCAACACGAAACGTGCACGCATCGAGAGGCAAGGTGAGCCGTGCTGAGCCCGTGAGCGCACGATACGAACAAGGCAGATGTTCGCACTTGAAGACGGCAAACCTTGACACGCTCGAAGACCAGATGTGTAACTATGTGCCTGGGTTGACGAAGGACTCGCCCGACAGGATGGATGCGCTGGTGTGGGCTATCACCGAGCTTGACTCAAAGCGAAATAGGGAAATATTAATCAACCCAGGCGAGAACTACGCACCGCAGGTATTTTTCTAGATGGCACGCAGACGAAGAGACACCCGGCGCAACCGTAGAAAGCAGCTCGGGAAGATAGACGCAAGAACCAGGGCGATGGAAAAGGACCTGGAAAAGTGGCTGGGCTCTTTTGGTGACAGGTTAATGCGTGAAGCAATATCGGAGATGCGAGGCAAGTCGGTGCCCGTCTCAAAAGCAACGTTGACCAAGGAACAACAGAAAGCCCTGGAGATAATAACCCGCCATGGATTGCGACAGATGAAAGACGCGGGGGCGGAATGGAAAGACAGCTACGTCATACCTAGCAGAAGGGTCTCGGCATATATACGGGACAAAGAAATACTCGTGCAGGGTTTATCAAAAGACATCGAGCGAGACTTTAGGAAAAGCCTGAGCGGAGCCATGTCAGTATGGATGGCCGAAATACCAACGCCCTCAATGGGCACAATCGCTAGACGAATTCGAGAAAACTTCTTCATTAAACCAGACAAAGAAACCGGGGCAAGGTTAACGCCTATTCCGGGTGGGCAGGGTCTGGTAAGAACAATACATGGACGCGCTGAGTTAATAGCACGAACAGAAATGGCGACCGCTAGAAATACGGGACACCTCCAGGGCTTGGAAGCCGCCGGAATAAAATACAAGAAATGGAATGCAGTCACCGGGGATCAAAAATCGGGAGATCGGCGCCACAATGAAATGAATGGCGTAGTCGTTCCGGTAGGCGAAGACTTTTTGATGCCTGACAAAAAAACAAGAATGCCGGGACCTGGAATCGGACCCATAGGACAAATCGCAAACTGCCGATGTACATTAACGGCAGCACGTGGACCACAGAAGAAAATAAAACTTTAGAAAGGGGCGAGACATGCCCGAGAAAAATGATGAGCTACATGAGTTTGAACCGCTAGATATTTTAGGCCGCAGCGGACTAGATGCCCGAAGTGGTATCGTACAAGAGGAATGGCTTAGACAGCTTAAAGGAACGAAGGCCGTTAAGGCTTATCTTGAAATGCGTGATAATGACCCTATTATCGGGTCTATATTATACGCTATCAAGGCACTGATTAGACAAACCGAGTGGAGCATTCAACCCACCGGAGATACACCCGAGCATAAAGCCGTAGCCGACTTCGTTGAAGAGTGCCGCACTGATATGGCTCACAGCTGGCACGACTTGCTCTCAGAAGTCATGTCAATGCTGCCCTTTGGGTGGTCCTATTTTGAAACCGTCTACAAGTACCGACGAGGCCCAGATGCCGAGGACGGCTCAGAGCGGTCTAAGTTCAATGATGGCAAAATAGGCTGGCGCAAGATTGCCCTTCGAGCACAAGAGACTCTGTACAAGTGGGAGTTTGACGAGGACGGCTCAGCTACTGGCATGTGGCAGCAAGCACCACCGAATTATAAACTGACGTTTATCCCTATCGAAAAATCGCTTCTGTTTAGGACCGAGACCCACAAGAACAACCCTGAAGGTCGTTCTATGCTCCGCAATGCTTATCGCTCCTGGTACTTCCTTAAGAAGATACAAGAGATTGAAGCAATCGGTGTAGAGCGTGACCTCGCTGGACTCCCGATCGCTCACGTCCCGATTGAGATGCTAAGCCCTAGTGCCAGTTCATCCCAGCAAGCAACCTTAGCGAATATTTTTGAGATGGTTCGGAAGGTCAAAAGAAACGAGTTCGAAGGCGTTGTTTTTCCATCGGAAACAGACGTTGACGGAAATCCTTCTGGGTTTAAATTCTCGCTACTCACAAGCGGAGGACGAAGACCCGTAGACGTTAACGAAATCATCAAGCGATACGAGTCAAGAATTGCTGTAAGTTTCTTGGCGGATTTTGTCTTGCTCGGATTAGATGGAGTCGGAAGCTTCGCGCTAAGCTCCAATAAAACTCACCTATTCGCACAGGCAATCGGGGCATATCTCAAGCAAGTGGCCGAGATATTTAACCGGTTCGCTATTCCTCGCCTTTTAAAAATGAACGGGGTTTCGCCTGAATACTTTCCCGAGCTAACGTATGCAGACATCGAAACACCAGACATCAACGAGCTGGCCGGAGCTATCGGGGCACTGTCTTCGGCAGGTGTTCTTACGCCCGATGACGAGCTTGAGAAGTGGATTAGAGACTTCGCCAATATGCCACCGCCGGATCTAAACTCTGAGCGCGAGACAGAAGCACCCGAGCCCTTCAGCGATGACCTTATGAGCGAGGATGTAGAGCAATGAACACGATAAGCATAGCGGCCCCAAAGGGCTACCACTGGATGCAGTACGAAGACGGCCCCGCCTTGATGGTCGGCGAAGATCCGCAGCATGAAGGTGCGTCCGAGTCCGTTAGCTTTGAGGTCATAGAAGAGCATGACCCCGAAAGGCTATCGGATGAAAGCATAGAGAAAGAAAGCTTTAAGCCTCCGAAAGGTGTGCAGGAGCAAGCTGCTCTCGGGCTAAAAATGAGGCGAGAGCATAATCGGGGCGGAACCGAGGTCGGCGTTGCACGGGCCCGAAACTTATCCAATGGGGATAACATCCCAATGGAAACCATAAACCGTATGGTCAGCTACTTCGCGCGCCACGGTGACGATTTAAAGTCTCCATCTAATAGCAAGCCAGGAGCTGACGGGTATCCCGGTGCAGGGTTAATAGCCTGGAAGCTCTGGGGCGGAGACGCAGGCGAGCTATGGGCAAACTCTATTGCAGAGCGTCAAAAGATAAAGAAAGCCAGCAATGAATACCTGCGCCAAGCCTTAGATCTAGCAAAGAAGCAACTGCCCGGATGGGCCTGGGCTGTAATCCACCAGACAGCACGAGGCCGTGCTGGCGGCAAGGCTCGCGGCGCGGGGCTTATTAAGTGCGACGACCTACCCCTAAGAAAACAGGCCGTTGATGAATCCCTTAATAAGTCTCGCGTCGTGTTCGTAGTGTCTGAGCCTAATCAGCTTGAGAAGGCACGAGACAAGCTTCTGGTAGGCGCAGACGGCGTAACCTTTGATAGTGTATACCTTAAGGCCCTTGGGCTCGTGAGAGCTGATGTGAGCGTCTGCACTGTTGAGGACTTCTTGCGTGCGGAAATAACAGCGCCAGCAGTCGCACTTGGCAAGCTAGCCAAAGCCGCTTTAGGGGATAAGGTTATCGCGTCGATGCCCCACCCGACAGCGATTAGAAAGCTCGGTGATAGCGGCGAGGTGGAAAGAAAAGCAAAGGCTATTAAGAAAGTGTTGACCATACCCGCTATGTCAACCAATACTACAACCAAGCCCACCGAGCCCAGTGGTGAGTTCACGGTCGAGATTACAAAGGCCAGTTCAGACGAATTAAGAATCGTATATGGTGTAGTGCTAGACCCTTATGTGGAAGATGCGCACGGCGACATTGTACCACCTAAAGAGGTAGAGCGCACTGCTCATAACTGGATGGCCAAAAGTCGAATCATCGGCTTGCAACATTCAGGAATGGCAGACGCTGAGCCGGTCGAGTCGTGGCTTGTTCCCTATCCTACGGATAAGGATTATCAAGCGGCGATGCGAGGCGAAGCGCACAGTGCGATGAAGTCACCTTTCGGGACTGATGTGGTTCATTCCGGTACTTGGATTATTGGAACGAAGCTCGGGCCAAAAGAGTGGCAAGCCGTCAAAGATGGTGAGCTGAATGCTTATTCAATCGGCGGCTTTGGCAAACGTAACAAGGTGGAGCAGAGTGCTCTACCGACAGTGAACTTTATTGAGGGCAACTTAGATGGCTGAAGATAAGAAGCAGACAACAGAGCTGACAGATCTTGAAACCGTCGAGGTTAGTCTCGTGGACAAAGGCGCAAACCGCCGAATTTTTGCTATACGCAAATCGGAGAACGATAAAATGAATCTTATTGATGCAATCCTACAAGCACCCTTTGAGAAAAGCGATGAGCTTATCGAAAGACTCCAGAAGGCGGAGCTTAGTGAGCAAGCCGCCGAAGGTGTTAAAAGCGCTCTTCAGCTTCTGAGCGCTTTTCAAGAGGAGCTGCCCGAGAGCTTGATGGCCGAGCTTATGGGTATGATCGGCATGAGCGAAGAGAAAGCTGAAGAAGAAGACGAAGAGAAAGAAGAGAAGGCCGAAGACCCTGCTGAAGAAGCAACCGAAGAGCTTGCTGAAGAAGCAGCGGAATCCGAAGAAGAAACCGACAAGATGTACAGCGATACGGACAAGGAAAAGGAGGACGACGAAGACAAAATGAAGAAACGTCTCGCCGGACTACCTAAAGAAATGCGCGGTATGGTCGAGCAGCTTTGGAAATCTAATCGCAGCGAAATCGCTAAGCGAGAAGAGCTTGAAGGGCAGATCAAGAAAGCTGAAGAAGAAAAGCGACTGGGCGACTTTATTAAGAAAGCTCGGGATGACTTCTCTTCGCTACCTGCTAAACCAGAAGAGCTTGGCGCATTCATGAGCAAGCTAGACAGTAAGTCTGCTGCTTTCGCTCAGTCGCTCCTAAAGTCTACCAACGAGCTAATCGCTCACGGTGGCATTACATCTGAAATCGGTAAGAGCACAACCGATGCACAGCAAATTAATTCGATATCGAAGGCCGAGCAAATGGCTGCCGAGATTGTTAAAAGTGAAGGCGTGTCCGAGGCAGTAGCTCGCGGCCGCGTCTGGAAAAACAACCCAGGACTCTACGCTGAATATCAGCAAGAGAAAGGACAATAAGCCATGGCTTATGATCACGCTGGCTCAGGCATTACCATTACGCTTGAAGCCGCTGCCGATTTGAGCAGCAATCAGTATAATTTTGTCAAACTTGACGCAAACGGCAAAGCAGTAATCTGCGTTGCGGATGCAGCGGGAACAATCCCGATCGGTGTTCTTCAAAACGCTCCAACATCTGGACAAGCCGCAACCGTATTGGTCGTTGGTATTTCCAAGATCGAGGCAGGCGTAGCGATGGACGAAGGTGTTACTATTAGCTGCTCTGACGCTAGCTCAGCGGCCGACGACGGACAAGCAGTGCTTGCAGATGCAAGCGATGTTGTAGTTGGCCAAACAATCACAGCAGGCGCAGCCGATACATACATCACTGCTGCAATTAACTGCGCGTCACCGACACTGTACTAAGGAGTTAAGAAATGCCATTGAATCCAGGATCTGCGCATATTGACGCAGCATTAACCGATATCTCGGTTGCGTATAAGCAAGACGCTGACGCATTTAAAGCCGAGTCCATCTTTCCAGTCGTGCCTGTTTCTAAGCAGTCTGATAAGTATTACATCTTCGACAAAGCCTCGTGGCTTCGTTCGGAAGCTGGCTTGCTAGCACCAGGGGCAGAGACCCGTGGCGCTAACTTCACGCTCAGCAACGCATCATATTATTGCGACGTTGTCGGTGTCCACATGGACGTATCCGACCAGCTTCGTGGTAACGCTGATGAAGCGCTAGAAATTGACACTAGCGCTACCGAATATGTTACCGAGCAAATTCTTATCAAGCGTGAAGTTGATTGCTTTAACATGGTATTCGAGGCAAGCGCTTGGACAGGCTCCAGCACTGGGGCAGACCTCGCTGGCGGCGCTCAGTTCACGAAGTGGTCTACGGTCACCTCTACGCCTGTTGCTGATATTAACTTGCAGATGGAATCTGTTAAGAAAAACACCGGACGGACTCCGAACGTTCTTTGTCTTGGCCGTGATGTATTCACAGTCTTGAACAAGAACACGGACATCCTGGACCGTATCCGTTACACGGAACGCGGCGTGGTTACCGAAGACTTGCTCGCAGGTCTTTTCGGTGTTGACCGTGTTATCGTTGCCGATGCTACTCGGAACACTGCAGCTGAGGGTGCTGCCGCATCCATGAACTTTGTCGCATCCGATAAAGCATGGCTCGGATACGTAGCTCCATCGCCGGGTCTTATGACTCCAAGTGCTGGATACATGTTTGCGTGGACCGGAATGCAGGGCGTTTCTGCTGGCGGTGTACAGATTCAAAAGATGCGCATGGATACACGATTTAGCGATCGCGTTGCCGGTGTAACATCTTATGACTTTGTTCGTACCGGTGGCGACTTCGGTGCATTCTTTACTGACGTAATTGCTTAAGAGGTAACGCTGTGGCCGGGGAAAATTATATTGCACAGCGACCTTTAAAAATCCAAGAGCTAGACGGTTCGGTAAGAGACATCGCTATCGGCGAAACCCTTACCGAGCCTGAAGGCTGGGTTCAGTTTAGAACGTTATTAAAATTTGGCTACATTAAGAAAGTAGAGATCCCGAGATTTCATTGCCACGTATGCGGGCGAGACTTTAAGAATGCAGCCGGACTTAAAAGACACATAACGAGAAAGCATAAACAAGATGGCGTGGAGCTTCAGCGATAGTTTAGGAACGGACAGAGACAAGGTACGCCTTAAGATCGGCGATACAGATACCGACGATCAATTGCTGTCCAATGAAACGATCGACGCTCTTCTCGCTATCCGAAATGATGTGACTCTGTGCGCTATTGATTGCGTTCGCGCAATCTTGGCAAAACTGGCAAGAGATATCGATCGCTCTGCGGTCGGTATGTCTGGTCAACGCTCTCAGAAAATTACGCACTACGAAGGGGTTCTGCGTAATCTTGTAAAAGAATCTGGGGGCGAAGTTCGAATGAAGGTCGGCGGAATCTCAAAAGACGAAGCCAAGAGCTTAAGAGATAATGCTGATTTCGCCAAACCAAGCTTCAGCGTAGGTATGGATGACTACGTAAACCCACACGGCGGGAATGATAACGGGTGGGACTGTGGCTGAAGAGTTTGAGGCAGAAGAGCTGGACCCGGATTTCGTTGGTCTGCTTGAAAGAATGACCGAGCCCTTGGTTCGTCAAGAATTTATGCTTAAAACAATGCTGGCAGAAGGCGAATTCTTACGTGATGATATTGTTGGCTCAATATATGACTCGGCAAAAGACCCGAAAGGCGACCTAGCACGAAGCTACGAAGTACAGCTACTTGACCAAGGCGGCGACTTTATATCTGTGGGCGTATTTTCTGATTTAGTTTATGCGGAAATCCAGGATGTCGGTGGCGAGATAAACGCCAAGAAGAAATATCTGGCCATCCCGCACAAAGACGCTAAGTCAATTATCGGTGTTCGGTGGCCCAGGGACTTTCCGAAGGACGCTCTTCAATTTGTTAAAAGCAAAAAACAAGGAACGGCCCTGCTATACCAGGGCAAAAAATTAATGTTTATTCTCAAAGAGCGGGTGGATATTCCAGGCCTTCGCTACCTGGACAAAGCACGGACCTTGTGGGAATCGAACCTCGATAAGAACCTTGCAAGCGCTGTCGGTTTATCATTTAGTGATGCGGGGTTTAAGTAATGGGCACACCTGCACGAAGATTAATTCTACAGAACGTCAAGACCGCCCTGGCAGCGATATCGGTAAGCAATGGGTATAAGACCAACATCGCCACTTGCGAGGCGCTAGGCAAATCCTGGGCGACCGTGAAGCCTGGACAAAAGCCTTGGGTCGGTATCGTTCCGCAGCGCGAATCGTATCAGTATCAGCCCGGCAGTCTTATGCGTGTGACATTATCGCTGATAATTATCGGGCACGTGAGCGGCACAACTCAGGACGATAGGGCGAGCAAATTAAACGACCTGCTTGACGATTTTATAAAAGCACTGAGCACAGATACGACTCGCGGATCTTACGCAATCCATACAACGCTATCACAAGTTGAAACCGATGAAGGCGCACCTGATGGTGATGGTGATGGCTCGATGGTCACAACCTTTAACGTCGTATACTTAAGAAACCTGAGCGGGAGCTAATGATGAAAGTACGATTTTTACGAAGCGGCCAGACCGTACTAAACGGCAAGCACGTAACGGGCGCAGATGAATGCACCGTAAACAAAGAACTTGCGAAAAAACTGATTGATTCGGGCGAGTGGGAATCTGTTGAAGAAACAGCCGAAGCTCCTGAGCCAGAACCAGAACAAGCCGAAGGGCAGGAGTAGAACAATGGGAGCAAATACAGACCACCTATTAGGTCGCAGTGCGAATTTTTATGTGAAAGACGAAGCAGCTTATAAAGACGGCTTCGGTACAGCAGCTCAAATTGAGTTTGCAGCGGGTGAGCGCGTTGATTATTTAAGCTCTTCAATCGATTTTAATATTGAGCGTACGGATAGACCCGACCAAAAACAATCTCGCTCTAAGTCGCAGGAACGAGTAACAGGTAAACGTACCATTTCTTGGTCTGTCGAGGCGTACATTCAGACAGCTCGAACATCCGGTACGGTACCACTAATGGACTCGCTTTACGAGGCAGCAATGGGCGGAGCTTTTGGAACAAATACATATGCTCTTACCAGTGTTAACGACTTACCCACTGTGCGACTTATGCGAGAAGGTAACGGCGTTCTCTCAGAAGTTGTTTACGGTGCCTGGGTTGAAGAAATGAAGATATCGGGCTCCGGTGGAGACATTCCAAAGGTATCATTTTCTGGAAGCGGTACTCATTACGCCCTAACTGGTACGTCAACAGTGGCAGGTACAGGCACCGACGCTTGCACAGTAACAACGGGTGAGGGTCATAACTTTATGGTTGGCTCACTTGTTACCGTATCCAACCAAACCGATACCACTGTTAGAGGAATCGCTGGAGATGTTTTAACCGTTACAGGTAGCAGCTTTACGGGTGCCGTTATTCCAAAAGTGCCAACGGCGGCGGTAACACCTGCAGCGCAGAAAGTGACCAACGGGCTAGCGGGCTCTGTTAGTATTGACGGCGTTGACTATCCGGTGACCAGCTTTGACGTTACGTTAAAAAATAACATTAAGGCTATCGAAGACGAAGCATTGACCGAAGGTGCTAGCGATTTCGTTGCAGGTATCCGAGACGTAGATGGCTCTGTAACAGTTCGCGCTCGTAAAGATCACCTGCTAGCATTAACTAGACGCCTCGGGTACACCAGCGGGAGCACTAGAGACTTTGACGATGTTCCTATTGTAATCACTATCGGGCCAAATGGCACTCAGACGGATATCGTTATCACTTGCGCAACAGCAGAGCTTTTATTCGGAACA